CACCCTGCTCTGTGGCCGCTATCCCCGGGTCTTCCGGGGATAGCGGCCACAGAGCAGGGTGAGGTGAAGGAGAGCGTTTCTGGGCCGATGGTCACCGGCGAACCGACCGCGACCGAATGGCGCTGAGACACTGCAACATAAGCCATGCGACCAGTCTCCGAAAGGGAGCCGCGCCCAGGACGGACGCGGCGGATGAATCAGACTAGCGGAACCATTGGGCCGCCGATCAGCTTGACTTTCATCGAGGTCGCGGCGGCGGTGGCGGTTTCCCAGACAGTGCCGATGCAGTAACGCCCTCCGGCCAGGGTGCTTCCCGTGGTCGCCCAGGCGGCGCCCGTGCAGGCGGCGGCTACGGCGCTCACCTTGAGTTGACTGCCAGTGGTGCGATAGCCGACTTTAAGCCCACAGGTCTTGACGCCCGTAGCGACCGCCGTCAGATCAAACACGCCCTCAATCGCTAGGCCGATGACCTTTCCGGCTCCGGTCGCGGATTCCAGCGCCACGCCGGCCATGCTGTTGAGCACCTTAAGCTCGCCATTGCTGACCGCGCCAGTGGTGGTATAGGTAAGCACCTCACCTTCTTGAATCTGATACGCCATGATTACTAACTCCGAAATAGAAGAACAGGATGGACGGCCCTGCCGAGCAGGGCCAGGCGCTCAATCAGGTATTGCCTTTATACTTGTGCATAGCGCGGTAATCGAGTACAGCGACGCCAAAATCGACCCCGACCACCCATTCCACGCCGCGCGTATCCCATTCCTGCTCTTCGCGCAGATACGGTTCCGCCACGCCGTCCACAAACGCCACCTCGACGGTATCGAAAACGTTTGGATCAGCCGCCAGATACCAGGCGGCCAGGCCATTGGTCTGATCGTCCAGGCGCGGGTCTGCGATGATTTGCAGCGTGTTTCCGTACCAGATATTCCTGGTCATCGTGTTCTTGCCGGATGTGCTCCCAGGTGAAGAATCGGGGGCGTACTCACTCGCCAGCAATTCGCGGGCGGTCGCTTCCAGCGCGACGGGCACGATCAGGAACTTGGGGGTGATGTTCAGCACCTTGCTGTTGTTCGGGTCCTTTTGCTTCTTCATCGCCGCGTTGGCGGTGTTCAGCGTAGCGACCGTGGGGGCGGTAGCCGCAGCGACATAGTTCTTATGCGTCGAGGTATCCCACAGCGCGATGCTGTCCTGATTCAGAGTTGGGCCTACCCCGTCCAGTTTCCCATAGACGATGTCGCCGATGACGCTTTGCGCCGCCCGGCCCATACCGCGTGGAATAGCGGTGAAGGCGTTCAGGTCATCGTTTTTGATAGCCTGGTAGGTGAGGCGGAACTTCTTGGCATACGACACCGCCTGGATAACTTCCTTGCGGTCGGTGAACTTGCCGTAAGTAATCTCGCCATCTTCCGGCACGCGCGCCAGGGAGGTGAATCCACTCAAGCCAGTCCGCTCGGCCTGTTTGAAGTCGGGAACCGAACCAATTCGCACCCATTGCTGCCAGGTTTCCGGCGCCTGCTCCCAGCCCAGCATCAGCGCCTTGTTGGCGGTATTGCTCAGGACGTTGGCGAAATCGCTGGTGGTCATCCCCATCCCGCGATACATAACAGCCCGTTTGGCGAGCAGCTCGTCATCCATCGCGCGGGTATCCACGCCCAGGTAGTTCAGATAGCGTTCGGCCAGGCGCGACAGGCGCACGCCGAGGAAACCGCCTTCGCGGGCTTTATGGATCGAATCCTTGTCGGTCACCAGACGGGCACGAATCGCCAGCGCCGTGGCCATCCCGTCCTTAAATTTGTCCAGCGCGTCCACGCCGCCCTGAATCCGGCTGTCGGATACCGGCTTGTCGGGATGCGGCAGGCCACGCGCCTCATCGGATACGCGCTTGTCCGCGACCGGCTGGCTGCTGGTTTCCAGCGCCTGCAACACGACGGCGCGAGTCTGATCCACGGACCAGCCATCGGCCAGCGCCTTGGCGCGCAGCGCAGCAAACTGCGGATCATCTTTGCGGAACAGCGACGACTCGAACACGTTGCCCACGTCGGCCACGCGCCGGCGCTCGGCTTCGATGGCCTCACGGCGGGCCGCCGCCGCAACGATTTCGTGCTCGCGGCGAATCGCCGACAGGTCGATGACCGGAGTCGTCACCGGCTCCGGGGTGGCAGGGGTGGCCACAGGGGCCGGGTCTTTCTCGGTCATACGTACAACCTCGCGGTTGGGAGTTGCGGAAGGGGCTACATCGGGATAAGCGCGGCCAATGCCGACCGTTGGGTCGGCGGGAACCGGGACAATGCTGGCCTCAAGCAGGGACCAGCGGCTAACCGTGACCAGGTCGGAATCTTTGGCTTCAACCCAGTCTCGAATCTGATAACCAATCGAGATATTGCGCAGCATCCCATCCTGAACATCACGCCAGACCTCTTCAGCCTTGGCATTGCGGGAAAAGCGCAGGGTACCGCGCAACTTGTTGCCGTCTAGCCGGACGTTTTCCACCAGGCCAATCGGCTGATCGCTGTTGTGGTTCCACAGCAGCGGCAGGCCCTCGGCGGCGCGGGCCAGGTCTACCGCCTCGGGGGTGTGCATCAACACCTCCCGGCCAAACCAGCGGGCTACTTCAATCTCGCTGGAAAGTGATGCGGGTACGCTGCGCGCCTCTAGATCGGCGGCGGACCGGTCGAGCGTCATAGACCGGTAGAGCGTTTCCGCTCTACGGTCACGGGCGGCACAGTCTGTCATCGCGACAGTCATAAGCATCCCCTGGGTCTTGGTTTGGGCTTTGGCTTGGGTTTGCAGGCCATTAGGCGGCCTCCTGTAGCGCCGCATCCGAGGGAGTCGCGGGGGCATCAGGCTCTGGCGAATCAGCCGGCGCGTCAGAGGCAGCCGGCGTGGCCGGTTTCAGTAGCGTTTGGTTGAGCGGATCGCCCGCAATCTGGGCATCCACCTCATTCGGATCGCCGCCCATGTCGCGGATGATCTGGCGGCGAGATTTCAGGCCGCACGACAACGCGATCTGGAACGCATTGAGTTCTTTCTGCGGGTCAATCCAGGGCAGCGCCGGCATCCGCACTTCTGGACGATACAGCGTCACATCCTGAACCGAGGCCGGAACTTTCAGCAGGCCAGCCAATTTGCAAGCGTCTACGAAGCGAATCCAGATGGGCAACCGACACTGATGCTTGTACTGCGTGAACAGCCGGCGATAGTGCTGACTCCCTTCGATCAGTTCCTGACGCTGGGCGCTGTAGGTGCCGTTGTAGTTTTTTGCGATGGAACTGAACCGGCTGCCGGTTCCCGCTGCTACCGCCCGCAACTGGGCATCCCGGAAGGATTCCAAATTGGCATTAGGGCGATCGCTCTTGATCGTCCCGACATCTTCCCCAGGAAGCAGGTTGTCGAAGATCAGGCCGGGCGCCATTTCAAACGCGCGGGAGCCGTCAGCGTTTTCCGGGGTTTCGTAGTCGCCGTTCCGCTTGATATAAGCAGTCAGGGCAGCGGCAATGCGGGCGGCGATGCGCTCAGATTCTTCGTAGTCTTTGATGTCATCCAGCCGGTTGAGCACGGCATGGAAAATCGACACGCCCCGCGTCTGCCCCATCCGGCGCACATGCTTGACGTGGGTCATCAGCGCGGCGGGGATGGTTTTGGTGTCCAGAGAAGCGCCGCCGCGTAATGCGCCGGGATGCGTCTTGTAGACGGTATAAGCGACGGGCTGGCCCCAGGTGTTTTTCTGGACCCCGTGAGTAACGGTATCGGTCGTCAGATCGAACGGGACGTAATCGGCCTCCAGTACTTCCAGCGCATAGGGAACGCGCGTGCGGTAATTGGCCAGGTTTCGGTTGATGACATGCTGGATAAACACTTCACCATCGCGCAGCCAGGTGCGGCACAGCAGGGCATCCAACTCATCGCCGGCCAGTTCGCCGGTGACTTCCGGCCATTCCCAGAATTCGCGCCACAGGTCGCGCAACTGCCGGTTCGTGGCTTCGTGCGGTTCGCCGGACGTGGTCAGCGCCATAGGCTCCATCGCGATGCCGGAACCGACGATGTTGGTCACCAGATCGTCCAGGATGCCGACCGCCAGATCGTGATTTTCGTCGAGCCAGCGCGCGTATTCGCGCAGCTTACCCCGCGCCCGGTCCATGATGGCATCGGCGGATTGACCGCCACCGCGCCGTGAGCGGTATAGGCTGGTATTGACCGCCTCAAAGTAGCGGGCCAGTCGGACGCTCATGTCGTGCGATTCCAGGTAGCGACGGCGGGACGAGCGGCGCTGGTGGAGCCAGAGGCAATAGCGATGGCGGTCTGTATGGACCGGATATGGGCGGCAAGCGCCGGAGCCTGAGCTTGATTGAAGGAAAGGCGCTGATCACCCAGCGAAACCGAAACGACCAGCGTTCCCGTGATTAACTCGTGATACGCCGTTTGAGCTTCGGAAAGCCAGGTGCGCAGCGTAGATGTAGCAATTCCGGCATAGATACTCATGCCGTCAATAAAGCAAGGAAAAATGAAAAGTCAAGGTTTTTCGATGAAAAACCAAAAAATCACTTCCCCTATTTACTCATACCCGGCCGCCACGGACTGCGCGCCGCCCCAATCCGCCCGGCTTGTTCTCTGGACATAATCCCGGTCGCCAGCGCCCGCGCTAGCCCAGTTGATGTCTCGCCAAACCGATCCAGACGGTGACTGAGGGTAGATGGCGCCAGACCATAGCAATAAGCCAGCGCCGATAGTCGCATCGGGCCGCTGGGTGTGGTGATCCAACGCGCCATGGGATTACTCCCGTCGTTTGGCTTCAACAATCAGGGTCCGCATCCCCTCCGCCCAGTCTATCACGGCGCTGTCCGGTCCCGTCTGTCCCATCCAGGTTTGCACCTCCCAGCCGCAGTCGGAAAGTAGATTTCCGAACTGCTCGCGGGTGTAGTGACGATGGTGGAACGGCGCGGTTTCCGGGCTGTAAGGCACAACCGCCTCGTTGGGGACACTGGCCAGCAATCGCCGAGCAGGGAGGGCAGTCAGGAACGGTCTCGGATCGGGCAGGTGCTCAATGATTTCAAAGGCGGTGGCCCAATCGTAGATGTAGCCCCTCCTTATAAACGCGAACGGCTCGGCAGCGGCCAAATCCGCCGCCACCCCATGTGCGTTGGTGCGGCAATAATGCTGCTCGGCATAGCGGAGCGCCTCTTCGCTCCGGTCAACCAGCGTCACGTAGTCCACCGCTGCGCGATCCGCCAGCATGGCCGCGCCGTAGCCAATCCCGCCGCCACAATCCAGCAC